ATTAAAAGATATTTGTATGAGCGATTTTAAGGTGCAAGGCAAATTAACACCAAGTAACTGTGCAAAGCATTTAGGCAAGGGAACTTACATTTTAGGTTGCAGAGGTCATGTACTAGCTTTTAAAGATGGGGTGGTGCAAGATTGGACAAAGGGAAGAAGACATCATATCAATAGGATATGGAAAGTTGAAAAGTCTACTAAAAATGTTAAGTCTTCGCAAAAGTCGTTTAGCGATTTTATAAAGGAATTAAAAAAAGGATAATAAAATGAATCCAGATCATAGAACTTGCAAAGGTTGCAATAAAACCGATTATTTAATTCACTTTCCAAAAGGTAAAAAGAATAAAAATGGGGGTTGGTACAGACGGCATTTATGTAGAGAGTGTTATAATCTAAAGAAGAGCAAATACAGAAAGAAAAAAAGAGATTGGTTTATAAATTA